GGGGACGGTTTATCAAAGTAGGCGTCAAACGCTTCCTGTAATTCATCGACTTCTTCCGGCAATTTTTCGTATACCTGATGGTCATAGCCGTAGTGGTCCATGATTGCAATCAGGCACGAGTAAAACTCGACTGCGTTACTCAGATTCATCATCAGCCTCCTGGAGCACCTTGTTTACCTGCTCCTTCAGTTTGTTCTTAAGCTCCATGCTGGCGCCAATCTCGGCATTGTCACGTTTTTCCATACAGCAGGCGCGATCCAGATAAAAATAAACGAGGCGGATCATCAGCAGCGCCTCGTCCTTTGTGATTTCAATTTTGTCCATCATTCATCCTTGAAGAAAACTAAAAAGAATCGGTTAGTCCCCGACTTATTTGCTGACGGTTTCTTGTCTCCAAACACTGGCTCCCGTCTAAGGACATAGAGGAGTTCAGACAAAGAGACATCTTTATCAGCCCATTTAAAAATCAAGGTGCCGTTAGGTTTCAGAACTCTCCAGGCCTCGTTAAAAATTCGCTTCATGTCTTCGTGCCAGGCCTTCTCCAGATAGCCGTAGCTTTTGGCCATGTCAGAGGTTTTGCCGCAATTAATTAAATGAGGCGGATCGAGCACGACCATATAAAAAGAGTTGTCTGGGAACTCCAGCTTCCTGGCGTCCATAAGTTTGTCTGGGTGGATTTCAAGTTTCTTGTATTGGCGAGTCCAGTGCTCCTCATCCCTAATGTCTCCGAACAGAACGGACTTATTGTTCTTGTCGAAATAGAACATCCTGGAGCCGCACATCGGATCGAGTATCGGTTTCATAATGACTTCTCCATAAAAACAAAAACGCACTGATTTCTCAATGCGCTTTTGTTTGGCACCCTCGATTGAGAGTGCCGTATGGATTAAAAGGTTTATTTATTAACAGCCGGAATAGATGGGCAGTTCTCCGGACAAAAGTTCTTCCAACTTCTGGACGTGAGCTTCCATCGCCTTGGCAAACACTCGTTGCAGTTGCTGTAGTTCATACCACAGCTTCAGCTCTCCGTTGCTTCGGTCAATCCTGTAACGGAGCTTGGCTCGAATGGTGTAGGCAGGGCCGTCTTCAAATACCGGAATGCCGATCAAGAACTCAGCGGGGACGCTGACATGTCCTTCAGAAACAGCTCCGGAAGGAGTTTTTTCGGTATAGACGAAGGAGGCCATTCCGTTTGCTAAAGAGACCTTAGAGCCGAACGTTACGTTGCGGACATCGTTCAGGTTTGTGACTGCCTCCAATACTTCTGCAGCACTTGGTGCTCTCTTCCCATCTCCCACAATGTCCGCGATGTGTTCATCCAAGAACTCAGCAAATCCGATCTGCGACATCCGCTCTTTGTTATTGGATTTCCAGTCATCCCATTCGGCGCTTGTGATAGGAGCATATCGGGCGATCTGATCTCTCCAGTTTGGCTGATTTCGCTTGATGTCATTGAAAACAGCTTTGGCGCCGAAGGTCAGGTTCTTGATGGCCGTCGTCACATAAAGAGTTGAGGATTCTGTCTTGTAGTCTTTGACGTATCTGCAGAATGACTCAAGGTCGTGGAAGAGGAGGTCGCTTTTGATCCTGGTCGGAGTCTTCAAAAGGTCCGATCTGTCAGTGACTTCCCAGGAGTGCTTTCCTACGGGTCGCGCAACAATGGGCACGCCTTCAACGTCAAAAACGAACGGTGCCTTTAAATCTTCAGGCAACTGAATGTCCGGGTAAAACTCTCTGAGGTCTTCTTCCGTGAGTGTCTTTAGTTCTTGCTTTTCATCCATAAGTTCCTCCATTAGTTAGTTGGATGATGAATTACGCCGTCGTCATCAATGTCAATCGGCGCCCTATCTACCTTTCCAATCTCAGGGAATAAATCTCCCTGGCGTTCGAGGTTGGAAACAAGTTCCATTTTTGAATTAACAAACAGGACAGACTGGCCAGCCTCTTGTGGGATCCGGGTTGTGATTTTGTCGGTAACAATCACAGCTTCAACCATTCCGCCGTTTTTTGTGTTTGGTTTGACGGTCAGCTCGATAACGAGTTTTGCAGGCTTTCCTGTTTCGTAGACGGATTTGACGACCTGCTGCATGGCCTCAGTTGCTTCCATTGAGGCCGCGCCTCTGCGCAGTGTTGCAAAGGTAGTTTCAAAGGGTTTGCTCATTTATTTGCTCCATTAAAAAAGCCCTCCGAAGAGGGCATAAATAAACAACTCGATCATTCTTTCTCCTCCGTAAAGCCTAACGTCTCTCGAAGTCTCTTCCATTCGCTTTCAGGGAAGTCTTTGAACTCCCTGTACTTACCGCAGCTCAATGAAACCGTTAAAACGTTTTCGTCACGGGTCCATGCGATGAGAGCGACCTGATCTGTGTTAAAAATGCAGTCTCGGATTAAGAGTAGGTTCATTAGTCTTCGTCCTTTGATTTTTGAATTAAGTAGGCCAAGCGATCAATCATCGGAGTTGGGTCGATCAGTTTTACCCTGGATAATTTCTCTGCGGTGTTTGGCCTGACACTCCACAGCATTTGAATTAGGAGTATTAGTTTGTTGAGGCGCCTCATTGCATCCAAGAGCAATTCGGCTTCTTCGATTGTGAGTTGAATCTTCTTCATGTTTCCTCATCTCTTTAGACACATCCGCCGCAGCACCCGTGGGGTACATTTTCGTTAATCATTTTGAGAATCTCTGCCTTGTGCTCTTTAAGCTCTGGGTAGGTCTCAAATAAATAGAAGTCGCAGATGTCGAGCCAGGGACCTTCCTCAACGTGCTCACACCAGTGAGAATCAAACCAGACGCTCCCGCCAGAGATAAGCGAGACAACCTCTTCATAGATCTTCCCGTCTGCCTTGAATTTCAGACGGCCAAAGCAGAGGTTTGGATACCCGCCGTCATAGTCAATGAATTCAAACTGCATATTGACCTCAAAAGAAAAGCCCCGCTCTCGCAGGGCTCATGGTTACTTATTTATCGCTAAATATGTTTTTAGTTCTGGGTCTTTGATTACCCACATAACCTGTTCCTTCTGTTGCGTTCCTGGACGTATTCAATGAGGTGGTCTGGAATGAGATAGGAGCCAATTTCAGTAACTGCCATAATGTCCCCAAATTTTTTATTGTAGAGATCGATCAAAGACTGTCTCCTTCTGATTAACAACAGTCTCTCGCAGTTTATGGCGAAGTTGATCTTGTTCCCTTTTGTCCTAGTTTTCAGAATAGGAGGGCAAGCAGAAATCTCTTTCTCCAGCTTGGTTAATTCAGAAAATAATTTGTTTGACTGGAAAATAGCTTGATTCAGTTTTATTTCAAGTTTCACCAGTCTGACAAATTTCAAAACCTTGTCTTTTTCCCAATACTCTTTTTTCCCAAGGAATCGAGATTCTGGAAAGAAAGGGTTCTTTTTTATCTGCCAGAACTTTTTAGCAGGAAGCCCTAAGAGCTTGCAGAATTCATCTTTGTTATAGAGAGGTTGACGTTTATTCTTCATAGTTCTCTCCCAAGCCCTGCACTTGCAGGGCTCTTGGTTACTTGTTAGTTGACACTATTCTTTATCCCAATCGCTAAGAGCTTCAGCTAAAGATCGTATGAGTTTTAAAGCCTGCTCTTTCGACAAGATGATGTTATGTGCTAATGCACAAGAATCAGCTCCACGCATTAGCAAATATTTTGGTTTTCCAGGAATAAAACTTAAAGATGTAATCACGACCGGATCAAGCGTTTTTAACCTTTCATCTTCTTGTTTTAGAGCAAGCGCGGTGACAGCTGGGTTCAAAAGTTCTGGGCTTGTTTTTCCCATTTTTTATTACTCCCGCTTGTAGGCACTAAACTTCAAAATATCGTCATCAGGCGGTTCAATTTCAAGTTCTCTGAAAGCCAATACAACAGCGCCACTATATTGATCCCAACTTCTGAAATCGGTATTGAAGTAAGAAACACGAATCTGGTGCTCAAATCTTCCGTTCAAGTAAACAAGATAATTTCCTGCGCGGGGAGGTCTATAGGCTGGGAATGGGTTCCAGCCCTCACTGTTGTATTCAGGAACGTTTTCAAAAAGATCTTTAACGATGCTTATTGAAAATTTTTTATCATCATCAGAAGCAAGAATGTAATTTGATCCATTAGTCATTTGATCTTGGCAACGCTTTGCAATGCTTTCATCCGATAGCAGTTGCATGATCTTTTCTTTTAAAGTAGGGTCTTTAATCTTCCACATTTATTTCTCCAAAAGAAAAGCCCCGCTCTCGCAGGGCTTTTTAGTTAGTGCTGAATATCCGAGGATTTCTCGGTAGTTGGTTGTTCCTGAGTAACTTCGCCTTCCTCAATGTCTTTGAAGTCTTCGACCGAGACGGCATTGATGTCAATGACATCTTCAGGCTTAACTTCCTCCCCGGCTTCTCTCTTGGCGTCTACATTTGTAATCTGCAGGGCCTCAATTGAAACAGGCAAATATTTGAACAACCTGCGGATAACGGTCTTTTTGGCCATCTCTTCAAAGTAGTTATTCCAGATGTTTTTGGACTTCGCTTTTGCTTTGACGGCCTCAACCTCAGCTCTGCTCATAACTTCGAACTGGTATCCGCCACCGCGCAGGGTCGCAACTGCGTATACAAAGGTGATCGGCTGTTTGTCGCGCCCGGCTTCCGGAGACGGAATATGATGGATGTCCGGATGAAGTCCAAGCTGATAATTAAAATCGTCACCTTCACGCACGGCATAAGCATTCAAAGACAATACTTGTCCGGATCTTCTTGCTAAGTCGATCATGCCGCGGTAGCCCAAAATCAACTGACATTCTTTTCCGTACGGTACGAGGTACGCTTGACCCAGGGCCGAGCCCGGCTCTAATCCTAATTGAGCGGATTGCATCACAGCGCCCATAAATGATGCCTCGGTGGTGTTGAGAAGGGCAGGAGTTTTTCTAAGCTCTGTGGCAGCAATGCGAGCCAGGCGATCGGCGTTCAAGTGTTTGGGGATTGCAAGCGCCAGCTGTTTCTTGAAATGGTCGGATAAAACATGTTGGATAATTGCCGGCGCTTTTGTTTTTGGTTTGGCGACTGGAGCAGAGGGAGCGCCGACAGCGGCGGCGAGTTGGTCGGATGTAGACATAATTAATTCCTATGAAAAAGCCCCTCGCACTGGAGGGGCCGGGTTGATTAAGAGTTACGGGAAATAAGTCAGAGGTACGCTCAGGGCAAAAATAAAGCCCGCGTGTGCGGGCCTAAGAGAATTTGGCTCGGTTGATTTGGCTCAACCGAGAAAGCCTTTTCTTCGGGCGCTTTGCTGTAGTGCTCGAAGCGAATATTACACAAAACCGCTCTTTTCATCAGTAGAAACCCTGCCCAATTTGCGTAGCCAGCAACCTAAAAAACTACGCGCAGACGCGCATTACACGGGTTGAGGATTCCTTGAGGTAGTCGTAATAGTCATCCAAATGGTCCTCACGGAAGGAATCTGAATCGAAACGTTTGGATGTCTGAGTCTTGTACGTCAAAACCTTCTTGCCATCTAATGTCAGAATTTCGTTGTCTTTCATGCCGATGGCGATCCTTGCCTTAACCGCGTCCTGCTGCCTCTTGAGTTCTTTAATTTCACCATTAAGACGTGCATACTCACCATAATCAATAGCAAGCTCACCCTGAGCTTCCACAGCTTTTCCATTACTTTTGCCATATAACTGAAGTACATCGTCAATGTTGATAGGATCAGGCGGGATCTTCTTCAGAACGTTTTCGTTCCAGAAGCGGGAACACTTTTCTTTGATCACTTGAAACACATCCGGGCGAGCATCGATCCAGTACATCCGGAAGTCAGAACCTCCGATAAGCACTGCGAGATACATTCCCCTGAGTTTCAAAATCCCGCAGTACCACTGGATCTGAGTTTCGTAGTAAAGCGGGATGACATGTTCGGTTCTTATGTTGTTCTGCTTGATCTCAAGCTCTTGGCTAGGTCCCCAAAGGTCAGCCGTAAAAGCGTTTGCCGTCTTAGCCTCAAAAGCGACATCCGTGTTAATAATGCGCTCGACGCCTGTGATGTCGGCATACTTCTCAATTTCTTCAACCTTCAGAAGGGGCCGAACTTTTCCGGCAATCTCAGGATTGATAATTGCTCGGTCGATGTTTGCGATTGCCCAAGGAGTTTCCGGATCTGCGAACTGGTGAGAAACCTTCTGAACTTTCTTACCGGTGCGCAGCTGAAATTCTTTTGCGACCGTGTCTTCAAGCACCGTTCCCCAGTACGCAGGCTCGGTCATTCCCTTGTCCTCAGAGAGACCGAGTTTATCGTTCCATACATCCAGGGGCGTCTTCCACGGATTCAAACCGAGAACCGCTGCAACATCAGAACCGCCGATACCTGTACGCCGACCCTCTAACCAGAGGGCTCTTTGTTCGTTAGTCATTTTTTCGGATTCCTATCAATAAAAAAATCTGTAAATAGTGCTGAAAAAGGGGTCTGCG